CCTACACACATGATCGCGAAGATACAGACGTACAACTTCCTAACTTCCTTGTAGAGCTCGTTTCTGGTGTCCAAGCTAAAAAGGATGATCTGGATAAACAAATCACTCAACATTTGAAAACTGGTTGGACCATCGATCGTCTGACTTTAGTGGAAAAAACTCTTCTACGCCTAGGAGTTTTTGAAATTACTTCATTTGACACTCCTCAACTCGTAGCTGTTAACGAAGCCATTGAGCTTGCTAAAAGCTTTTCAGATCAAAAGTCAGCCCGTTTCATCAATGGACTCCTCAGTCAATTTGTGACAGAAGAAGATTAAATAATATAGAAAAAGTGTTTGACTCAGATCAAACACTTTTCTTATTACTACTATCTTAAAAAACGATAATAGATAAAATTATAAACAAAAATCCAGATGGGCTTTGCATAAGTGAGAAAGTTGAAAAAACTATGGCATAGGATTGTAATTTTCAGGTTCTTTGTCCAACGGTAGACAAGGGCATAGAAGAAACCGCCTAAACTATAAATGATGAAACTGATAGGATCTCGGTGAGTTAGGATCAAATGACTAAGTCCAAAGATAAGAGCAGATAGGATAACATCCAGATAGTACTTGGACTGGGGGAAAAAGTTATTCATAAAGTACCCCCTATGAATCAGTTCCTCCAATATAGGTCCGACGACTACTGTTAAACTAAAACTGAGAACAGTTGATAGAAAAGTTGGTTGCCCATTGGAATATAGAATCGAAAGAAGGTCTTGAAAGATATACTTGTTGTTGCAATAAAAGAAAACTATTATGCAATAGCCTTCAAAACCTTGAAAAATCAACAAATTAGATTCCAAAAAATCACCGTAAAATTACATAGTCAATAATTATGGGTATCATTTTGGGTATCAAAAAACCGCAAGCCTAAGCCTGCGGTAGATACACAATTTTAGAAAAGTTTTCCTTTCGTTTTATTTTTTAAAAATTATTTCGTAGTGATCAAGCCATCTGGCTCAACTGTGAACTCTGGCTTATCTGCCATGCTGCCGTCTGGTTTGAGGTAGTACCAGCCATTTTCTGATTTAATGAATTGATTTGATTTCATGTCACCATCTTTTGCATCGAGATAATACCAATGTTCCTTATACTTGACCCAACCAGTGGCCATCTTACCATCTTCTTTGAAGTAGTACCACTTGTTACTGATAAGCACCCAGCCTGTAGCCATCGCGCCATTAGGAAGCAAGTAATACCAGTACCCGTCTGAATGTTTGTGCCATGAATTAGCCTTCATGTAGCCATTGCTATCAAAGTAATACCAGACATTGTTGATCTTCTGCCATTTATTCGTTGGGTAGCTTCCATCTGCATTGACATACCACCAGCCAGTTGAATTTCTCTTCCAACCTTCCTGATTACCCTCATTATCAAGCATTTCTTGGACAGTCGAGCCAAGGGATTGATAATGCTTGATTTTAGCAATCACATAGTCACGCAAGCTGTCATTGTATCCGCCGTGCAATTCAAGGGAACGAGCAGGGCATGATGTGCTAGAAAATTCATTGTGAAACTTGATGTTTGAATAGTTCGGAGTATCACCGTAATAAGTCATATCCTCGGCCATTTGACGTAATACCATGTTTTCATTTTCAATGAACTCAGCATCTGATGCGCTTAACTGCTGGCATACTTCATAGCTAAGAGAGTTCATGTTAGCATCGTAGTTAGCAGCAGACCATGAACCATTGTATGTGTCTTCGACTCGCACAATTGCATCTCTTGTGATGTAGTAATGAGCAAAACCAAGTTCAGACTGCCCATTGTCATATCGTTCTTGGAGCCATTCGATATAGGCCTTTGCACTTTTTGAACCAGCATCATTATGTAAAACATAATACTTTGGTCGCTCAGTTGGTCGGGATCCTGAAATCCCATTAAAAATTGTATGGTTAATGATTTCTACCATCCTTATTCCCCTTTCCACGCATCGTTCATTTCTTTAACCGACGCCTCGATAAATGTATCAAGTTCCTTGTCAGTCATGCTGATGTTATATTTTGATAATTCTGCACGGATTTTAGTTCGTGCTTGCTCCAATTTTTCTTCACCTTTGTACCCAGTATCTGAAGCGACCTGTTCAACTGCATTTACTGCATTTTTTGCCAAGATTTCGACAATCTTGACAGTCTGTTCGCCACCCTTCTTAATAAGGTAGTCTTTGATTGACTTGACTACGATACCTAGCAAAATAATCAGGATGCTGATGGCTCCGTTTAGTAAAATTTCGTTAATCTGTTGCATTTATATTTTCCTCCACAATTTCCAATGCTAGAAATTTTTCATACAGTACCTTGATAGCTCCATTGCCACCAAGCTCAACATAACTTTCATAAAGACGAGACAATTCCTCAATCTCATGCTGATTGGTATTGCCTCGTCTTATTGCTTTTTTTAGGTTTTCTTGTAATCGAAAACGTTGTAATCTTTGAAGACCTTTTCCGATAACACTCAATCCTTTGCTATTATCTTTGCCAATATTCTCAACATTTGAGACTGTTTTTTCAATAGCACTAATTTTGTCAGATAAGAGACTGATTTGTTTGTCAGTCTCTTTCGTATTCTGCGTGCTCTTGAAAGAGAAATAGCTAGGAATAATCACGATTAGAATCGGACTCAATTTATCCAGAAATGCTAGTAATTCCAATCAGACCACTTCCAATCTACTGTGCAGAAACTCGAGTAGTTTCAAGATCACTTCCATTCTTTTGGCCATCCCACTTCCAGATTGCAAGAAGGCCATTTTGAGATGGTCCACCTTCAAGTTGCTTGAGAGATTCACCTTTGTAGCTGAAAGCCTGATTCGTCTGAATCAAGACACGCTTGCCCTCACCGTTCAGTTCGACGTGTTCAGGATCTTCAATCACAAACATATCACCTGGTTGATAGGCTTTGCCTTCTTCTGCGAATGGGAAGAGTTCGACAAGCTCCTTGTAGGTTGTTCCGTAGGCAATCTTCTCACCCATAATTGAATCCTGTGCCATGACACGTACTACTTTATCGATTTTATTTGCAAGAGCAGAAAGTCTGTCCTGTTCGCTCTTGTTGTGTGCAATCTGTTGCTCAGCCTGTTCAAGCTGCGCTTGTGTTTTGACGATGGCACTGCCCGGATCTAGTTCAGCTTTTAGGATGTCCAGCACCGCTTGAATCAAGACATCTTCTGGTTCGTTTGTACGGTCTCCAGGAAATTCCCGCTGGTTAGTGCTATAACGATTCCCGTCTTGCAAACGGATTTCTACAACGGTTGTAACTTTGTCTCCAAAACCACGAATATAAGGTTTGGTCGCTAGTTCGTAATTGTTAATTGCCATTTGTCATTTGTCCTTTCACTTCTTCAAATTTTGCTTTGAGCTCTTCGTCTGATTCGATGATTCGTTTCAGCTCCTCCAGTTCCATAGCGATTACTGTATAGAGAGCTTCTAGAGTTGCTGATTGAGTAGCCTCATTACTGACTCTCTCACTTAGTGATTTAATTGTTAAAGTGCTGATTTGTTTATCTTGTTCGTTCATGCTGATTTCTCCATTTTTTCTATTTTGTGATTAAGCTCTTGAATGGCCTTAATTAGATAAGGAATAAGAGCAAATGTGTTGTAAGAGCATGCTCCATCAGGATTTTCAAAAAATGCTTCAGGAGCGTACTTCTGGACATCTTGCGCCATGATACCGCAAGAAATGTCCTCGATTTTGTCATTGTATTCTTTGCGATAGCTGTACGTCTTCAGATTTTTGACTACATCAAGACCTGAGACTGTACTAGCTTCGATATTATGCTTGTAACGACGGTCCGAAATCTCCTTATTCATAGGGATCCAGTCGTATCCTGAACCGCTGTAATAGAGGTAAAGATAGTTATCCGAAGGCTCAAAATTTGAGTATTTAGACGAGTGAATCCAATGACCAGTTTTTCCTGAGTTCTCATTGTTGTAGTAAATGTGACCAGTTACACGGAGATTCCCATGAATTACAGGCGTATTCCAAAATTCTGCTGTATTGTAGCAATACATCTTTCCGTTGTTTTTCACGTACCATGCATAATCTCCAGGATACCCCCAATTGTTTCCCCAGTTGACCCACAAAGCCGTTTGTGACCATTGGCCAGATCCATTACTCATACCGACCGAAAATTGGTTTTGACCAGTGATCCAGTACACCGACGAATCTTTCTCATGTGTACCAATCTGGAATCCACCAATACGACCCTTGTAACCTTCGAGCAAGGTCGCTGTAACTACGACTGACCGCAATTTATTGATAAAGGCTTCTTTAGCAGCAAGCGTATCTGTGAAGATATCACTTGAGACGAACCGTCTTGCCATGGCAATATCCATGACCAACTTATCTGCCGTGATAGAGTTAGATCTAATGATGTCTGAATTGAGCGTTCCAACACTGGCATCACCTACGAACAATCGTTTGAAGTAACCCTGAATAGCCGTGAGTTCGTCCAGCAAGGTCTTACCCTTTAATCGAATCTTTTCAGCCTCAATCAAAATTTGATTGGTTGTCGCATTGATTTGCGAAACAATAGCCCCTGCATTCGTCAGATTTTGAACCGACCATGAGCCATCCAACTGTCTTTGGACGGTTTTCACAGCTTCAAGAGCATCATTTGGTGCTACTGAGTAATCAGATGGAGCTGAGCCCTTTTCTACTTTTATCAAACCATCATCGTACATACGAGCTGAGAATCTGACGAAATAAGCATTCGTTGGTACAGTGATTTGATTGATGTTGTGTTGTTTGCCTACAGTTGTTTTATAAGCATTTAAGCCTGGTTTACGGTTATCAATAGGATTTTTATTTTTATCGAAAAATTGCCAAGCGGTCCAAGCCATTCCATTATCGGGAAGAGTTACCCAATGCTGAAAAATGATGTTTTCGTTTGGTTCTACGGAAATAAAATCGGATGTGATTTCTTTTTGTGTACTATTCGCAGCATAAATGGTCCCAGCATTCCCTAAGTATCCTTTCGTTGCGGTCGAACTCAAAAATAAATTTCGATGATTTTCAAAGACCTTACTAACCTCAACCTGGAACAGCTGATTGGTCATAGCCATACGAGCGATATTGTTGGCAATTCCATTATCTGTATTGCCCAGAATACGCTCGTAGAGTTGGCTAGTTTCCTTAACTCGCTGGAAGTCAGTCTGATTAGCCTTACCAGAAATCAATGAAGTGATTTCTGTGAATCTGCCATCAACTGATTGCTTGTAGTTGGCAATCTGAGTCGCTATCGTGCCATTTTTGGGGTTGGTAATAACTTCAAACCTACGCTCAATGCCTCTTACATCCTCTTGATAAGTAGCCTTACCAACAAAATCACGATTGACAAGCTCACGGACTGCTGTCGCTTGTTTAGCGCTTTCCTCACGGGTATAACGCTGTAAAGCTTCCTGTCGCTGACCGTCTTTATTGACATATTCTTGAATAGCTGATAAGTCGGTTCGTAATCCCTGAGCTGTTCGCTCAAAGGTAGCCTTAGCTTCAGTGATAAGGCCGTCAGTGTCTTCAATCGATGGACTCCAGTCGGTAGCTAGAGTACCTTTTTCAAATTTAACATTTCGAATTGAAATATTATTGTCTCCTGCATGGTCGTAAATAGCCATGGCACCTTTTGCATACGCAGGATTAGTACCACCTTGAACAACCTTCCCAGTAAAAGAATATCTTTTCCATTCTTTTGACGGATTGAAAAATGTATCAACCCCTATCCCCAATCCATTTCGTTGATAGTGATAAAAGTGAAGTTGTCTGACTGTACCAGTTTCGTTGATTTTTAAATCAAATGAAAAAGTCCAATCTTGTCCGATGTTATCAGCAGTTAAATAAGGATATATGTTAAATTGAATAAAGCGTGGGCGTGTAACTAACTTGTCAGAGTTTAGATAATAGTTTCTACCACCGATTCGCAATCCGGAAAATTCTTCTCGCAATTTCCCTGCTTCAGCCACGACCAGAGTCTTATCTGCCTTGTCCTTAGTTGCGTTCAGGATTTCCTGACGAATTGAGCTAGCCCGCACCTCAAATTCAGCCATACTCAATTTCTGGTCCAGCTTATTCTGCGTGCTTGTTTCCAAACTCTTCACGGACTGCCTGATATTTTCAGCAGTCACGTTGAGTGAGCTTATATCCGCCTTGGTTCTCAACCCTTCAGTAAGACGGCTCACCCCAGCATCAAGCGCATCAGCACGCTGTCTGAAGTTGGATTCAACTGCTGACACACGGTCTTCCTGGTCTTCATACGCTGGTTGATAGGCTGGAAAATAATTGCCAACCGATAACATAGCATTCTCAATGACGACCTGCAAACCAGCTGGAAAGCCGTAATTCGTCCCAAAACGTATGAATACATTATTAGTCTGATAGGTTTCAGAAGAGCCAGACAAGTCAATTGTGAACTCAAAATGTTGACGTTCGGTAGTCCCACCTTTAAACGTGAGTTTATAGCCATACCACGGATGGGCGCTAAAGTGAACATTGGCTTGTGTATCACTGGATAAGGCAACAGGGAAAGTCACATCAAATGATAAGCGGACATAATCACGCTTGAACCTATCACCGTTCTTCCAGAAATCAGGTACTATGAATGTTCGGTAGTCGTATATCGCTTGATCTCCTATAGTAAACGTCCTTGAACGCGAATTCCTGAAATAATTCCGTGAACTACCTGCTTGCACACTCGCTATCCGACTAGCTAGTTCATCGGCTGTCTGCACAAGCTCTGACTTACTAGCCTTACCATCAGCCACGTTGGCCAGTTCTGCCAGCCTACGAGTCGTCGACTCTTCATAGGTAGCTTGCGCTGACTTCACACCAGCCAGTTCTTTTTTTGTCTGAACAAGTGCTTCAACTTGCTTGGCAATCTCGGTCTCAACATTCGCTTGCTTCGGTCGAATATCGTTTGCGATGGTTCGTTTCAGAACATCCAAATCACCCGATAGAGCCGTTTGAGCGCTCGTAGCCTGTGTCTTAAACGCTTCAAGTTTAGCGATGGAATCCAACCCAATGCGCTTGGCTTCCTGAGCAAGGAGACTACTTGCGCCAGCGTTTCGCAAGGCTTCTTCAGCCCTCCGCTTGGTTTCTTGTAGAGGACCATTATCAAAGCTGTCGAAGCGCTGATTGATAGTATCAGAGAGTTCTCTTTTAACTTCTTCAGCTTTGGCCTTGATAGCATTCACATCATCCGTAAACTGGTTGACTAACTCCTCTTTTCGCCTGTCAAAAGCAAGGTTAGCATTCTTGAGTTCTCTTGCTAACTGCCGTTCAAAATTGCCTTGAAGTTGTTGAGTTTCGCCTTTGACTGCATCACTCACTGCGTTGCCAATCGCATTCGCAAGTCCGGACTGGAACTGACCGAAGCCGATAGATTTCAGCTTCTTAGCCATCGGTGAGTAAGTATACTTAGTAATCTTCTTACGCACATCAAGGTTGTAACGCTCATGGAAGATACTCACAATATCAAACATCTGAACAGGCACATCGCTCTGTCCGACAACCTCAATTTCAAGGCTATCTTCCATCATGTCGCAGAGCGATGTTCTGTAATACTGCTCACCATACTTGCGAAGACTCGCTTCATCCTTCACATCCTGGTCATTAACCTCAATCACATCTTCGTAGATTTGACTGTACTTGTTAATGAGTGGGCTATCGACAACTACAGAAACCTTGCGATCAGGAGCCTTTTCTCCCTCACCTTTTACAGTCGCGATGAAAGTAATTCGAGTTTTTAAAGACTTAGTAGACGTCTTGTGCTGATAGCTAGACAGGTTTTTCTTGTACATAAAAAGCGATTCATTTTCTGAACCGCCATTTTTTAACAAGCGAACCTGGTAGCCGTGGCGCACAAGGTCACCACCCCATTGGCCAAGAATGGAATGCTTATCTTTCGCAAATGCCTCCATAGCATTCTTAGAGCCAACATTGAAAGTATGTCTATCTTCAATATCCGAGAAGAACGAGAACGGATTGTCACGAGTGATACTTCCAGCGAAGCGACTCAAGGCAGTCGAACCAGTCTGTCTATCCAAAGAAATAGGATTGACCACATAGTTATTCAATAGAGTGAATGCTTGGTTGGCATAGACTTGAATATAGCCATTCTTCTTCTCGACCTCAAAGATGACGAAATCCTGCTCACCGTGAAGATCGTCAGCCGTTAGGAATGTCTCTTCCTTCAACTTCTCCCACAATGGATCGGATGTCGGAAATCGAAAGCTCAATTGATAGGTGCTGTTGTCCTCTTGAACAATTTCATCAGCATAAGCAGCATTCAGAGGCATATTCCCATTTGTTAAATAAATCAAATCTTATACCTCCAATTTGGTCGAATAGTAATCTTACGGACGGTTCCAGTAAACGAAACACCAACCTTACCAGTCGGGATTTCAAGGAACCCTCCACGCTTCCGAAGTGTGTTTTGCACCGCGCCAGTAGCGTTGTAGATATTCTGCTTGCCCTGTCTACAATCAATCGTAGCCTTGGTCTTAATAGCAAGATACATGGTCTTACGGCCAATAGTAAGGGAGATATCACCATCTCCCTCAACCTCAATGATTGGTTCCGAATAAATCGTCCCAAGATTATTGACTGTACCAGATGCCGTAAGAACCACAGGATCTATATTTTTTTGGTATCGGAACGGTTGCATTTCTAACTTGATTTCTAACTTCCAAGCATGATTTCCAAAAGGCTCAAAACTAGCAGTCACAAAGTTAGCATAAAACAATGAGCCAAGCTGATAGCTAAATTCCAAAACGTTATCATTCGATTGAAACTTATCAAGAATACTTGAAATCTCAACCATTTTTTTAACGTGGAGAGTGAAGGTCCTTTCGTAACTGTCGAAAGAACCGTCTAACACACGGTAACTACCATTGACTCCATAAAGAGTTGCCTTCTCTCCTTTTGGCTTAGCAGCCTCCACCTTCCCAAAATCGGTCACAACACAACCAGGAAGGCTTGATGTATTAAAACCGTTGATGATCATATAATCCATTAAATTCCTCCCCTCGCATAAATAGCACCGTGTTGTTCATAGGTTTTGATTGAGATAATGTCATTATCCAGATAAACGTCTGACGATTTTTCAAGGATAGCAGTAAGGATTCTCTCCATACTTGCTCTCAGAATCGCTATCTCAGACACGGTTTTATTTTCATGCGCTTCAAATTGAGACGACGGCATAGCCAACTGTGCCTCAAGACTTTTGGTCACGGACGCAGATGAGTTCAGATCCAGACTGTCTCCTGAAAATACATCCGAAATCTCACCAGCCATACCTCCGACCGTTTTCTTGACGTCTTTAAACCCATCTTTTAATCCATTGTCTAAACTTCCCATAATTGCATTACCTGCTGGAATCAAAAGCTTACGGTCATACTCAATAGGTCCTTTATGGTCACGGATCCAACCAGCGATACCACCGACGAAGTCAGTTACAGAAGACCACATAGACTGCAAACCATTCAAGAAACCTTGTAAGATTGCCTGGCCTGCACCATACAGATCAATATTCCACAATTGATTGAAAAAACCAGTGACATTACTTACAAGACTAGATACCGCATTAGACATGCTGTTCCAGGCATTTTGCGCGCCAGATACAAGACTATTGATAATGCTTAGAACGCTAGATACTAGAGAACTCCAAGCATTACTTGCCGTTGACTTGATACCTTCCCACAAGCTAGATAGGAAGTTCATAAAGCTATCCCAGATATTCTGCGCACCCTGAACTAAGCCTGAAACCAAATTTAATACAGTGGTTTTTATCCAGTCCCAGGAAACAAATGCAGCTGTTTTGATAGCCTCCCAAATTGCACTAAGAACAGCAGAAAAATTTTCAAAAACAGCAATACCATAACCTACGATGACATCTACGACTCCAGAGAAATATGTTTTAATGCCCTCCCATATCAGAGAAATGCCATTTTGAATGCCTTCCCAAATTAGAGAAAGATCAGCTCCCAGCTGGTTAAAATTCCCTGTCACAAGGTCGATAATGACCAAAAGAGCACCCAAGAAAATTGATTTAATGATTTCCCAAGCACCTTGGAATATCATCTTAATTCCTTCCCAAATTTGGGTAAGACCATCTGAAATATTGTTCCAAATATTCATAAATCCATCTATGAACGGTTGAACAATAGCCATCACTACCGTTGTGATAGCTGTCCATGCAATAGATGCTGCCTCTTGAATCCTTACCCACAAGTCAGAAAAGAATGTTACAACAGCATTCCACATCGTCTTCAAAGACTCAATGTAAGCATTCCAGGTTGTAACAACTCCATCCCACAAAGTGCTAGCACCTTCAGAGATACCAGACCAAATACCAACAAAGAAATCAGCAATTCCCTGCCAAGCCTGTTTGATCCAATCCACAAAAGATGACCAAATTTGCTGACCAGTTTCTGTTTGCGTAAAGAACCATACAAGACCAGCTGTCAATGCTGCCACTGCCGCTACAATTAACCCAATTGGATTGGCAGACAACACAGCATTAAAAATACCGAACGCTCCACTTGCTCCCATAGTAGCAGCCGCATTCGCCGCTTCTGCGGTAGTGAGTGCACCGGTTCTTACGAACTGAGCCAGCATAAGACCATTCGTAATAGCCAGAGTTGCATTCCTGATTGTTTCAATTCCTTTTGTTAGCGTTAAAACAGCTTTATAGCCCGCCCATGCACTCGTAATGCTAACAACAGCCAATTTTAAAGCATCTAACGCAAGAGGCGAATCTTTCAACCAAGATGTAAATTTGCTAAGACTTTCAGAGGCTTCTCTGATAAAGCCTGAGATCCCTTCAAATGCAAAACCTAACAGGTTCACTCCCTGCTCTCCGTCTTTGATCCCTAACAGATCTCCAACGAAATCAACAACAATGCTTGCAACATTACCAGCAATAACCCCGATATTCTCAAAAGTAACTCGGATATTATCCGCAATGTTTACAATTTGAGTTGCAGCACCCTCGCTAAATCCAAGCATGGTCAGGATATCAATGTTATCCTGCTTACTTAATGACCCAAAAATCATGTCAAAAAAGGTCTCAAAGATTCCTGTTACACGAGATAGTTGATCAAAGACTGCACTTCCAAAAGCATCCCCAAAAAACTGAGATGCAATCTGACTAATCCCTTCAGTCAGAACCAATCCAAGGCCTGAAAAAATATTGCCAATCATTGGCAAAAAATTATCAAAGAGAAAAGTCGATGTTGTTTTAATCAAGGCGTGTAGAGAAGGCAGGATATTCTCCCCCAATGCCAGCTTACCAAGGACATTCTGAGCAGCTGCTTTCATAGATTCAAAAGAACCACTAAAAGTAGATGCCGCCTCTTTAGCTGTTGTTCCAGTGATGTCGAGATTTTCTTGGATAGCGTGGATAGCATTATAAACATCTGACAGGTTGTTAATGTCATACTTAACACCAGTCAACTTCTGAGCGTCATTCAAGAGACGCTCCATTTCCTGCTTTGTACCACCGTAACCAAGCTTCAGGTTGTCCAACATGGTATAGTTCTGCTTAGCAAAGCCCTGATATGCCATCTGAATGCTCTCCATCGATGTACCCATCTTGTTCGCATTATCTGACATATCAATCATGGCCATATTAGCTGTTTCAGCAGCCTTGTTCGTGTCACCACCCAAAGACTGCAAGAGACTCGCTGAGAAGCCTGTCACGTTCTCCATGTAAGCATTAGCTGACAATCCTGTTGTCTTGTAAGCCTCATTAGCATATCCCTTGACCTTGTCAGCAGAACCTTTGAATAGAGTTTCAATACCTCCGAGCGATTGCTGGAGCGCTGCACCTTCACTGATAGCAGCTGAAAAAGCCTTGCCAATCCCTGCTGCTGCAATAACCTTTGTCATAACGCTAACAAGACTAGAACCTAATGACTGCCCAGCACTTTGTCCTGCTGCGCTAGCTTCAGGATTGAGAAGTGATTGGATTTTACCAGTAATACCTCTGGCTGATGGTATCAATTGTACATAAGCTTGTGCTATTTCTGTCGCCACTAATCCTCACCTCCAATCTTTTCTAGAATTTGCTGACGATATTCTTCAAAGTCCTCACCAGAATCAAAGATCATCTCCTTACTTTCTTTAGCTTTAGTTTTACCTGCCAGCTCCTCTGCAACCATTAATGGTTTGTTGATTCCTTTCTGACCGTCTGTTGTTTTAAACCACACAAGAGCAGAAAGTCTATCTAGCACGCCCGCAAGCAAAAAAGTTTCAAAAGGAACCTTGCTATTGGTCATTGCTAGTTTGATCCGTGAATCATCTCTCAGACCAAAAGCAAAGACAGCTACCTGGTCAGCAGGTAACTGTCTGTAGTCAAAAATTCCATAGGTTTCAGCTAAATCACAGATAAGAGCATCTTCGTCTGTTTGAATCATTCTAGCAAGGAGTGCTATTTTTTTAACTGGTTCTTACTTGTAAAGATTTCCCGAATTTCATTCCCAATCTTGTCCAAAGGAACAATTCCATCCGCAGTTCGCACATGATTTTTCAAATCTTCCGATTTGTTACCAAGCATGAGTTTGACCACTTTTGGTAAAACTGCTGGATTTGTATCTACTTCAGCGATGGCTTCAAGTAACTCATAGTTTTCCAAGCGCTCTTTTGTAATTTCAAAAGCAAATCCAGTCGAAGTAACACCACGAATTGTTTTAATCTGTGGGGTTGATCCGTTATTTTTTTTCTTACGATTTCGTCTTGACATAGTTAAGCTCCTTTGATGTATTCATAGTGTGTGTCGTCAGCAGCGTTAGGGAAGGCAGTGACTGTCGTACCGTATCCGAGAACACTTCCATCGTTATAAGTGATTTCATCGATGGCAGTTACCTTTCCTGAAGGGATAACAATACGTTTCAGCACACCACCTTTCAAAACTGTTTCGATTACGAGGCAATGATGTGGCAATTCTTTTGAATTTGCCTTAATCTTAATCCCTGTGGACAAATCCCCAGAAACATTATCTGAGCCATAAACTTCTTTCAAAACATCCACATTCAATGCCTCAATCAGCATATATTTGAACGTGTCCACCTTCTCCTTTTGAACTGAACTTACAACGACACCACCCCAAGCTTTGATATTTTCAGATTCTGGGGAGTTACTATTAGTCATACCATCTTCTGAAATATATCCCAGTGATTTAAACGCAACATCTAGTTTTGTTGTTGCATCTGTAGGCAATGGAGTCCCGATCGGAGCGGAAAAAACCGCACCACCGATTTTAGGTTTTGCAGTCGTTACATTTGCTTCTGTTGCCATTTATTTTCTCCTTTTTAAAAGTAATTAATATCAAATACGGCTTGATATCGATATTGTTTTGTTTCAGTGTCCGTAAAATTGTAATCACTGTTCAGGTGGACACCACAGATTGAATCTAATTCAATCAACCCTTTAACAGCACTTTTTACTTTCACATTGAGCTCTGCAGCCTTCTGCATAGTAGGACCATAGCTTTGAAAAGCAAAAGTCGCACTACCAGAATGATTCCGCTCCTTTCCTCCTGTCTTTTGAATAATGACAAAACTATCAGGAGCTTCAGCTTCATGCTCAAAAAATGACGGTACATCTAAATGACCGTCAAGATATTTCTTGATAATAATTTCAATCATTTATGTACCGCCTTCAACAAAGTATTATTTCTTTTATTATCTTTCTTGGCTTGATAGGTCCTCGGATATACCATCACATTTACCCTTGTCTTACCAACATGGCTATCTTGTTCATAACCAGGGCCACATCTTCTTTTAATGGCTGTAGCTTCTTTATTCAGCATATCCTGAATCTCTTTGGATTTTAAAAGAGCTCCTATACCTGCACCGATAAGCTTGACTTTGAAATTACTCATACGCTTCAACCATCACTTTCTTACTCCATTCCAAAGGCATCATGGCTTCAATGCCTTCTAACGGAATGCCAATCGTGCGCCACTTGCGCCCAAAGAAACGAACCTCACGGTCTTTCCACTCGTTCTGGTCACCTTTTGGGATTCCTAGCGTATAAGCAGCCTTCTTTCCAGTCAAATTGAGCTGATTCGTGACATCTTCTGTTGAAGCCGGAACAACCAGGACATTATCTACTTGAACTTCAGTATTCTCATAGATGGGATGCCCAAAGTCATCCTTTCCAGTCTTGTTTTTTCCAATCAAAGTTACAGTAATTCCTTTAATCCGCCCCATAGATATCAATCACCCCATATCGTTGTTTTTTGAGACCGAGTCGTTTCAATTCAGAGTCCTTGATGAAGAGACCACCACCAGGCACTAAATAAGAACCACTCACTGAATAACCCAAGGCGCTCTCAGCAAATTGAGTCACCGGCTCCTGGTCAGTTGAAGTCATCAAGGTACGAGCTACCACATCGACTGTAACGGATTTGACCACCATAGCAAAAGATGGATCAGTAGCCACTAACCCATCTAAATCTTTACCAACTTTTTTAGCTTCAACGCGAAGAGAATGAGAAACAACTTCCAACAGCGCTTCGGCTCGTTTTTCCTCATCGAATTTCAACGCTCGCCACAATTTTTTCAAATCTTCTACTGTTGCAAAGTTTTCCATCTCAATCACCCTTCATTTGCGATTAGTAAATCAAGCAGAGCAGATTTATTAGCCTTGCTATCATACTCAACACCCAATTCATCAAGTTTCGACTTGATTTCTGGAACAGTCAAAAAGTATTCTTTCTTAAATTCCTCAGCAGGTACCCAGTCGCCAGAGAGCACACTCTCTGACGAAATGACTGCGCCAGTGACCTTATCTTGATATAAAGCCATCCCGTACCTCCTTACTCGCCTTTGACACGAGCAAAAGCGTCTGTATCTAGGATTCCCCAGCCAATAAACGCTTCTGTACGCAAACAGATTTCATTGTAAGCTTTCAAGTCTCGGCCAGTTCCATCTGGATCACCGTATTCAATGATTTCCATAGGGATGTTTTCAGCATAACCCCACTTAAATTTATTCTGGAAGTCACCTACAATAACATGATCTTTCTCAGCAGTTCCGCCAGTCACAACCAAATTCTTGTTAATATCAGACTTCATACCATAGAATGAGTCTGGATTCTGACCAAAACGAAACTCTGGATATTGAACCACACCATTCACCTTAAGCTTAGCTAGTGACTGACCAGCCAATGGTGACATAGCAATCCCTGTCACTTCTCCGCCTTTAGCCACAACAGCTTGCACAGCTGCATCAATATTATCATCAATCTTATCAGCGTCAAAGGTTACGATATTTCCAGTGATCTGTCCGTCAAACGAGTTAGTCGCTCGAAAAGACGCATCCGTCATAGACTTAGGTTCCAAACCATGGAGAGATGCAATATCAACAGCCACTGCAATTTTTTTGGCAAAGCCATCAGCATATGCCTTCAGCATGTTCAATCGTTTTTCTTCTGACGCATACTTAAATTCATCCGTCATCCGTGCCTGGTAAACAAACTTCATAGGTTTAATAACCACAGACGTGAGATTTGATTGCCCCGCTCCTTTTTGCTCACCTTCGCCAACGATTTGAGCATTACCTTCTAGGTTGAAGATAAATTGTTCAGTCCCATTAAAAGGGATTGGGGTCTGATTGGATAGTTTAGCCAATACAGAATATCCCTGTACCTTAGACATGACTTCTGTCACCAATTCTGGTTTAAATAGTGTTCCTGTTTTTTGAGCTGCCATTTTTATTCTCCTTTTCCAAGTTCACGGGCCAGTTCAAGCCAACCCGAATTTTTATCATCGCCTAAACTAGGCTCATTTGTTTTCAGTGGCGGGATTGATTCCTTAGATTTCATATACCCAGCCAAGCGCTCTGCATCTGCTTTGAAGCTATCTTCATCAGTTCCCTGCAAACGGTCTGCAAGGTCATAAGGCAATCCATACTGTAAAGCCACACGAGTTCGCAGGCTTGCTGTCTCATAACCAGCGATTTGCTTCTGCATTTCTTCAAGTTGCTTATCCGAATCCGCCTTACTTTGATTAGTAGCTTCAATTGTTGACTTCAAGCCAACGTTTTCTGTTTCCAATTCTGTAACTCGAGATTTGAGCTGGTCATAGTCGCTATACTTCGCTTTCTCACGAGATAAACGCTCCTTAATAGCAGCATCAAATTCTTCTTGTGTAGTGATTGGTTTAAATTCTGACATTCTCATGTCTCCTTTCTCCTGCTTCCCCGGCAGTTCGGTAATTTTGGGCATCAAAAAAAGCAGTCACAAGACCGCTTATTTTAATAACTGATTTTTTGCTTTTTCTTAGGCTTTGTCGTAGCACAAGCCCAGTGCGCAAGCAAAGCACTATCCATCAAAGAAATATCCATGTCGTCAAAGTGCGATCGATAACCAAAGCCACCATTTGAGCCAATATTCCGCTTATCGCAGTTAGTAGCTACTTTGGACAATGATGGTTGACCAGCGTGACAAATGGTCTTCTGGTAAATACCCTGTTCCCAAAGAGCATTGGCCACGATGATTTCCTTCACCGTCGGCAGAATCACATTCTTGATTCTGTAGTCCTTCAACTCTTCGTCCAGGATCTTTTGACCACTTGCGCCATCTATGACAATTTGAGCCACATCAGCTTGACGCAAAAAGGCAACCATCCACTCATTCCCATTACGAACGGATTGACAATCGACTGTTTCTACAAAGAAACGGCCATCCTTGGTTCGTGCAGCAATACTCAATGCCACGTTCGTTCCATCTTGGCCATACTTGATACCAACAGACAACTTGCCAGACAATTCTGGAACATCATCAACCTTGAGCTCATTCCACTCAGTTTCAGAAATAGCAGATTTCTGGTTGTAAGTTGGCCAAAATCCCAAACGTTGGATATTATGGTCCAGCTTATCCTCACCAAGCTCTGCTTCAATCTTACGCTCATTTAAGTGGTATCCCATGGATGGATTAGAATTATACCAGGCTTCCACATCATCAATTTCCTTTTCATCGGAAACCGACCACTCAGCCCAGCCAGAATACTTCCCTTTCCCAAAGAGACAAGTCTCACGATACTTAGTAAAGACCGTACCGCTTGATACAGGGGTTGGAGGTGTCCCACACATGATTGTGATAGGATTCTCACTATCCGTAACCGTGTATTTCAAAGCAGATTCTTGCTCGGTCGTGTACTCCTGAGCCTCGTCAATGATCAGCATGTCGAACCCTTCACCAAGACCACCATTGGATGTTCTAGTACGAAATTGGATAACACCACCTGTTGAGTATAGCTCGATTCTCTCCTGCCCCTTCGCTCGAATCGAATTGAAATCCTCACCATCAACATACCCCATTTTTTCAAGGTATCGTTTGACCTTTTCAAAAGAGGAATGAGATGTAGAAATCCGGTGAGCCGTATGCAGAATATTTAATCCTTCATGTAGCCCCCAAATTTCACCAATATATAGGATTTCAGATTTACCATTACGACGAGGGATAGAATAACCAAACTTCTGATGCACCCAAAGACCATTTTTATCAACAGCCATCAAAGGCAACAAAAGATTCTTCTGCCAAGCATAGCAAGAAAGACCAGTCCGTTCGTAAAATTCAATCGCTTCTTTAGCTTTTGAATTTTTCTTGACGTATTTTAAAATCACCGATTGAGTAGGATTCTGATTGCCAAGTTTCTTCCTCGCCATTCCACTTTCCTTTCAATCGTCATCGCATGATAACCCTATCGCTGGGAGATATCGGATCACCTCCTAGATACTAGCTAAAATATTCAGATACTCTACTTCTTCATATGTTTCTGCAAAAATATCAGGCTTGCACGGATAAAATTCACCTTGAACTCCTTTGATAATATAATCCCCTTTTTTGGCTATCATATCACCTTCAAGTGTAGAAATCCATATATTTCCAAGTGCATCAAACCAAATCTTATTATTTTCTGCAAAGTCAATTACTTCTTTATAGTTATTTCCGTTCCAACGCACCGCCTCAACCACAACAGGTTTCTTTCTGTACTTCATTTTCTAACTCCTTTCAAAGCATAAGAAAAGCACCTAACTTCAAATCCAGTTAAGTGCTTCTATTTAATCGGTTCACCCTTAGCATAAGCTTGTTTAGCTTCTGCTAATGTCATCTTGTTTGGGCCTCCATCAATGTTGGTTTCCCCCGTATTTTGCCAATTACAGTGATCACAAATGTCATAAACAGCAGTCAATGTTCCGCAGACCGGACAATGTACATACTCTTCATCATTGATCATCACCAAGTTGCCTTTTCCAATCTTGCTCAAAATAATTCACTCCTTCCTCTGGTTTTAAGATTGTTGTAACACGTCCCCTTTTGTTATCACCCAATGCAAATATGTTTTTTTCTAAATCATATCTTACACGTCGGTATTCCGTATCATAACCAAGTACATTATCGCCAATAGGTTCACCTAAAAGTGTTCTCCCTAGTTCAAGATACTGCGTTTGTGTAATATTACCAAATTCTTCACTATGCTTTCTGAAATGCCCGTTGAAAGATTTTTCAGTAGGAAAGCTAGCCTGAGACCAACGAACACGGTCTTTTAGTTCTTGATATCCCTCACCACCATTATACTTCAAATCCTGAAACTTTGCTAGTGAAATAGGAGCATTTTGAACTCCTAAAACATCAACTATTTTCTTGTATTCCTGAATATCTGCTTTGCGATTATTATCACGCACATCAATATTCATTCTCTTACGCTTTTCTAATTCATCGGAACTCTCATTTCTGATTTTTTTAGTCCAAGAATTTTGAACCTTACCATTTTTAGGATGATAGTCAATTAAACAAGTACAATGCTGATGCCTTCTGTAGAAATTATTTGGTTCTTCACCATATATATAATTCCCTACTAAACTATCACACCATTTGCAACAACGTCCAGTAGAGTGCCTACTAATTGTTGGAGTCATTCCTGTTTTAGCATGAAACTCTGCATTCTTCCTGATTGTATCATCAATAATTGATTGTGTAAAGTTCACAATAGGTTCACCCAGCAACCAACTGACATCCTCAAAATTCTCCTCAGACGAAAAGCGATTAACAATGCCAGCGATTCGATCCCTATTTAATTCAGGAACTTGAACTTCTATACCGATTTTCGCTTCCTGATTCAAATTTTTCTGAACATCGCTAGCGTAACCACTCACAATCTCATGATTTCGTCCTAACACGTCCGTCAGCAAACGTTGAGCGATATTATAATACATTTTACCGTCTGGTAGTTTGTCGGCGCTTAGAGAAGCTCCTAGAGCCTTCGAGAGAATATCGCCAATTTCAATCGCAAACTCATTTGCAGTTTTGTAAGTTGCTTTTTTCGCCTTCAACGTAGCAAAAGCATTTCTGACAATCTCGCTCTTACCAAAATCTCGTTCAAATCTATCCTGAACCTCTTGCAAGATACCAGGTAAAACATCATTCTCCATCTGAACCGCCCTCGCTTACTACTGGTTTAGCCGACATGTCTCCAGCAATACCAGTAAGGTCTCGAATTGTCTCCGCATTGATGTAACCAGGCAATGCCTGATTCAACTTCACAACACCGTCACCAATCATAGTCATTGTATTAGCATCCGCTTCAAACAACGGCTCCCACTTGACTGTGGTTCTTACAAATTGGCTTCTAGTATAACGAAATTCATCGCGCAAGCAAGCTGCAACATAAGCGACATTTAGCAATCCAGCACCTAGTGATCGCTGAGCCTTCCGACCAGCTAAACGCAAATTCTCGTGACTAGCCTTGATAGCTTCCACAGATGATGGATTATCTGAAACGAAACCAAGATCATCCAATGTCAGCCCCATTTCCCCAGCAAATCCAGCAGCAGCCGTTTTTAGCTGTTCTGTAAAAGGAGACATACTAGCGGTAGTAAATTGACCAATACTTGGTTTTTCTCCACTATCACTAGCAGAAATTGTCAATAAACTTGATACAGTGGCTTTATAAGTTTCCAATTGCTCTGCATCAGGATCTAATCCAATAATATATTTTTGTGGCCACGAATAGAATTCAGCAGTGATGTCAGCTCGCTCTAAAGTACGCTTCGCATATTTTTGATGATACATCCCTGCCCTAGTAATACGAGATCGACCAAACGGACGAACAGCATCAGGACGATGAATAACCGGAACCAGCAGAGGGATACCAGTTTCATTCACAACCGAATATGGTCTACCATCTTTCGGAATAAAATGAGTAGCATTAGGTTCGAAGTAGGCTTCAAGCGTTGGACGATTGTAATCATCACGAGCCAACACCGCATACCCTTCCACAAGCAATCCAGTTATAGGGTCAATGACACCAGTCGCGTTGCTTGATTCAATGACTTGTAACCTCACCTCATCATCTTCACCCTTCGAAATGTAGACGAAACTACATGAACCAATCAACGCAGCTAAAATAGCACTATCAAAAAAAATGTCAGGATTGTTCCGATTAAAGATTTCTGTAACATTAAAATCATCGTTAGCAAATTCCCTGAAAATCAAACGATCTGCAAGACTATCAACGCCCTTTGCAGCCCAACCAAGAACAGCTTGGTACTTCACCCTAACTTGTGGAGGAATTGTGATTCCTGTCGGTGCTTCATAGTGCTGCATCGCATAATGCTTGTATCTCAGATTGACTCTACTCTGATAGAGATTTAACTTTCTCCTAAGATAATCAATACCTCTTAATTCCAAACCGTTCTCCTTTCATTTTGATGATTTGGCGCGAGAAAAAATGTACAGTGACGGCGTGAAGCCCTCGAGCGCCTAGTGGGAGGGGGATACCCCCCTATCCTCTGCTAGGACTTACTTCACACATATCTGTTATTTTTTCAAATTCTAAGCATTTATTATTATTTTTGATATTTTTAAAAAATAATATAATTTTTCT